ATCTTCTATAGCTGCCAAAAAAGATTCTTTAGTCATTGAACCATTACCACTACAAGTAACTGTCATACGACAATCGAAAGGTAAAGCCACTTTGTTGTAGCTTTGGAACCCCCCAGCTTCAATGGGGTAAGTCGGTATTTTCCGTTCTTCTTTATACTCGAATTCAACAAAAGAATCTGGGGTTATAACGCTATTGCCGTTATCATCTATGATACCCCATTTGGTACCGAAAAGATTTAAAGGAAGTAATTCCCCTACTACTGTAAGTGCTGCACCTACCCAACCACCAGAAACACGATTAAGTCCTGGCACTCCGGGTAAAGGAGGAACATCAGGATAAGGAATTAACGACATTATCTATTTCCTTGCATTCCATAATTGATCAATGAGTTATTTTCTAAAGACTTAGATAACCCGGCTGTCAAACTATTAGCATCAGTTGCTTGTGTTTGTACGTTAATAGTACCGATGGTAGTTTGAATATTGTTATTGTTAGTAGTAGCTGCAGGAGCAGTAACCTTAGCCCCTACCATTTCTCTTTGCTGAGCCAAAGTCCTATTATGTTGCATTGGAATTTGGTTCGCATTAGAAGCGGTTTGTACCCCCGGTTCACCTTCATGGTATTTTTTCAAATAGTTTCTGGTTTCTTCGGGCATTTTGCCCATACCATATTTGTCTAGATTACCAGATCCCCAGTTGTAAGCTGCTAAAGCTGCATCAGTATTTCCTTTATACTTTTTCAAAAGATCGGAAAACATCCGAGCAGCTGCATCAGAAGATTTGTTTATGTCAAAAGTATCTTCCCGATTCATGCCATACTGTTTTGCAGTTTCGGGCATAAATTGGAAATGGCCAGTTGCTCCAGCTGGAGAAACCATATCTCCTTTGCCACGACCAGATTCTATTTTCCAGATCTTGTCTAGCATTCCAGGAGGCAGATTATATTTGCCTTCTAGATTTTTAAAGTTTTCGGTTTGATCCCCAACTGGCCCAGTGGCAGGGCGTCCATTATTTAGAACGTTACCAGTTTTGGCGTCATAAGTAACACCCATCTTTTTAAGCTGTTCTTCTTGAAACTTACGCTCTTCTGGATTTTCACTAGGCGTATATTTTTCAATAGCTCCAGTTTTAGCATTTCGTGTTATGCCTAAAGCTTTATCTTGAGCGGCATGAATTTTTGCCATCTCTTCGTCTTCGCCTTTGTTCAGATCTTCGCTATGTAGCATTAGACCTGCAGCGCCTAAGAATTTGGTAAACCATCCAGCAGTAACAATGCCTTCAATTGTGCTTCCCCATTTAGCTATAGTAGCTATTTGGGAAGTAAACGAAATGCCTAAAAATTTCAAAGCAGACATAACTGAACCAATGCCTGCAGCAAATAAGCCGGCTTTACTTATTCCACCGTCTAATTGCTTATCCCATTCAACTAACTTAGTAATAGCAGAAGAAGTACCTTCTACCAATGCTCCCAAAGATGGATAAAGCTGATCCATTACTTCGTTAGAAGCACCAGAAATAGCTTGGGAAAGTAAACCTAATTGAGCTTGGAACTTTTGAGCTGCTTCAGCATTTTTTTCATTTATGCCGGAAAGCTTATAGTTTTCGCCATAAAGTTTACGAACAGATTCTGAACCTTTCTCCAGCACCATAAAGGTCTCTTTGTTGAGACCTAGTTGTTGTGCTAAAGTGTAAGTTAGTTGTTCGCCATTTTGATCTTTGAAGCGTTTAAGCGCATCTGCTAGCTTATATACATCTACTGTATTCTTGTTTAAATCGACTGAGCTAAGCGCGCCTAGGCGTGCCAGCGGAGTAAGAATAGCAGCATCACCAAGTTTCACATTTGCAATGCCTTGTTGCATTGCTTGCATTGAACCTTGGAAAGATTCTACGTTGCCACCTACTGATTTAAGTACACCGCCCCAAGCATCTAATTCTCGGGCGGACATACTTAGAAGATTAGCATTTCTTCCTAGTGCAGCATTTCCTGTGGTCATGCTACCCACAAAAGAAGTAAATCCTTTAACCCCTACAAGAGCTACGCCAAGAGAAAGTAAAGCATCTTTTGCTTTTTCGAAACCTTCTCCAATATTCTTGGAACCTTGCTGGGTATTTTTAGCCGTTTTATTGGCTTGCTCATCGAATTTGCGAAGTTGTTCTACTGACTTCTTCTGAGCCGAATCGAACTTAGATGTATCTAATCCAAGTTCGATTAGTAAACTGTCTATGACTGTTGCCATTATTTTTGACTCACAAGGTAAGCATTGTGCCGATCAACGGCATAAACCTCAAGCAATATCCACAAATCTTCTACACCATAGACAGTATCGAGTTCATGGAGAGTAGCCAACCTTGACGATACTACAGTTGCTATCGTTTGCGGGGCGGCTTGATACTCAACGAGGCGTTTTGTTGGGCCGGAGCTTGCGCTTCTGATCCCGAAGTCGACTGGCCTACGTCTAAAAAAAAATCCATGTGAAGATTCCACACTGCTTTACGCAATTGTAAACGAGTGGTAACTTCCTCAATATCGTCCTCGATTAAAGGTCGTTTGATACCAGCTGAGGGAACTATTTGGACACAAGACATCATTTCATCCAAAAGAGGCTTTGCAGCCTCGTATGGAATTTTTAGCAGATTCATATAGCCAACTGCCATAAGTCCTGCCATGCCTTGTTCTGCCAAACCTTCAGGCACCTCGATACCGGCATTGCCGATAGCGAGGAGAACCCTAAAGGCCCAACTTTCAGCCTGCGAAGCAGACATTTCAGTGATATGGAATTGCTTCCCTTTATCTCTACCAGATTCAGCTGTAAATGTTGCTTCTTTGCGTGCCATAGTTAGATTTGTCCACCAATAATACGTTGCCAAGTAATCTCGTAAACGAGAGGTTGCAATGTCTTTTTAACTGCTGGGAACGGAGTTGCCTGAGTTAGAAAGCCATTTTGTAGAGTATACACCATACTTGTGGACGGAAGCGTAATTGATCCGCTAGCTGAGAAAACGTCAGTTGCAGCATCTTGAGCATTACGCCATGCATCGAACAAAAATACGCTTGGACTATCAGCTTGAAGATGAATAGTCATTTTGTATGGAACGAATACCTTACCACCGCTCAATACACCATCAACACCCATCAAAGTTTCTGACTGTTGAACTGCTTCACTTTCGAAAGCATCATCAACTGCATAGCCTTGAATGATTTGGGGTACTGGAAAGTACTTGTTAATGGCAAGAGATAGAACCGAATTTGCTGAGGTTATTGTTGACATGATTTATCCTTATTGAATAGCAATAGAAGCCATAGTGATCTGTTGAACAGCTTCACCGTCTTGGTAATATAACGTAATTGGAGGCGAGAGTCTAGCTGCACGAGTTTGAGCGGTAGCTGGCAAAATCTGCAAATAGAAACCTTGTGCAGCAATCATTGGAGCTGCATTTACGCCAGTTGCATATTGAATCTCAGCAGCTTGAGCAGCTGATACGTTAATACCTGCACGGATAGCTCCGAAGTTTACTGCAGCATTGATTGGGTCCAATGCAGCTGAGTAAATCAAACCATTACCTTGACTGTTATAAGGTACTGCGCTAGTTTCTTGCAACAAATTAACCATAGCCAATTGAAGATTAGCATTAAGCCAAATTTGGTTCAAGTAAGTATCAGCCCACTTCCAATTGCCAGATACTGAACCTGGAGCAAACCAGTTAGCATTGTTAGCAGGATTGTTAGAGCCAAAAGCGCCGTACACGTTATAGCCATTACCAATAGCAGCATTGTATGCAGTAGAAGTAGTAACAGATGGAACCAAACCTGATTGAGATTTAAAGTCCAAAGTTGCACGTCCGTTCAATCGGCCGAAGTTCAAAGAAGCTGCAAATCCGCAAACAAATGCTGCGTGAGTTAAATCGCCATAAATTGGGCAAGTACCTGTCAATTCATTAACTTGGAGATAGTTACCGAAAGTAGTTGTAGAACCAGCAATAATTGCATTTGGATCTGAATCTTGGCAAACATACAACCAACGAGGTGCTGCTGAATTACTCCATTGTGCAAAAGCTTGTTTCTCAGAGGATTGAGCTTCCCAAACTGTCATGAAAGTAGCCCAGTTTTGATTTTGATTCAAGATACCAGCCATAAATGATGCTGGAGAAGCAACGTCTGCGCCTTGGGAAAGAGTTGCGCCAGTAGCTTGAGTCAATAGCAATTCTGTTGCTAATGATCCAGTAGCAGCATAGCTCATAGTTTGAGTAGCGCCAGTAGTTGTAGTAGTAAAGATGAAAGCACTTGTAGTGGAATCAAATGTTACTGTGAAACCTGGGCTTGTAAATGCGGCTTGAATAATAGCAGCTGCATTACTAAAGCTTGTTGCCCCAGAGAGGTTAATAGTACCAGAAGTTTTAGCCACACCAGCAACAGTGATTACTAAAACACCTGTGTAAGCTTGTAATTGGCCTAATGTAACATTAGCCAAAGAGCCACTACGTAACCAACCAGCAATTGCTGTTTCTGGATAACGAGTCATTAGCAAAGCGCCTGGCAATTGAGTGCCATTGTTATAGCCGTTGAAATAAACATCTGCTACTGAAGCTTCGCTAGAATTTGCTCCAAAGTAACTTTGTACAGCTGCTGCGTCAGAAAATTGAAGAATTGCTCCATTTGGCGCTAGGGCGTTCTGGGTAAGCACTAGACCATTCAGGTCAACTGCTACGCCATTAGCCGATAGGACTGAGGGAACGACTTGGACTACTTGCGAAAAAGGAATGGTGCTCATGAAATCTCCTAGGGGTTAAAAGTCTGGTCAATTGGAGCCAGTTCAATTTCCACAGCTATCATAGATTGCTGTGAAGTTGAAAGGATTGGGTTGTATTGTAATGTCGCTGCCAATCTCCAACGTTGTTCGTATTGGTCTTCACCATCGATCAAAGGAATTTGGTCAGGGTCATCTGCATACAACGGTTGAATATTTGGCGGGAAAATTTCCGTTGCATATTCGTCTCGAAACAAAGATACGGTTTTTATTGCCCATTCCTGAGCTGTAGGACCATAAAAATCTAACTGCATATCGAACTTAGTTGGGGTAAGTATTGACTTTCCCTGCGTAAAAGAATTATAGCTATCTACGTTAAAAGATAGCCTATCCATGCCGATATTGTTCATAGCCACAAAACCGCCTTTTGGCATTGGAACTCTGTTATCCTGTGCTTGTACTACCTCAACATTAGCAGGTAGAAAGGATCTAAAAAACACAACCAAAGCTCTAAAAACGTCTTGGTCAATTATGTCAATAGTAACTGCCATATTTAATCCTGTTGAAGAGTTACGATTACTCTACACCAATCCGGCCAAGTTTCCATAACTTGAGTTACCAGCCAATTTTTATTGCATCCCCCGGGTGTTTCAGGGAATACCAAAATATCTCCGCCGATTTGATCGGCTCTAACTACTCCTGCTGCATTACCATACATATAGACTGATCGCATAACGCCAGTCATATTTAATCCATCAATATGCTTTAAATCAGTAGCACTAAGAGCTTGTACTTGGGCTTGCACGGAAAGAGTGATTGTAGTTGGTACTCTTTTCCCTGCATCATCGGTTACATACCCAGTAGACTGAACCCAATTGATGGGGATATTTTTATTGGTAACTTGGGTGTACTTATTAGCAATGCCACGCAAGTTCATTTTTAATCCTTAGCAGTAAAATCTGATCCAATTGGGGCTACAGAATTTCTTACCGAAGCCATCATTAAGCCAGTGTCAATTAAAGGCTTAGCAGACCCTTTTCTAGCTATTGTTGCTGGAGCTAAAGGAGGGCTTGTTACTTTAGAAATTGTATCTTGAATATCGGCAGCTGCCTGAATTCCTACTAAATCTAATACATCAAAAGCAGTTAATTTACCCGTAACCACATCAGGAATTTTTTTACTGATAGTTTTAGTCCAAGTATCTTTTTTAGCTCTTACTGTGGGTTGTATAAAAGGTCTTGCAGGTACATTAACTGCAGGAGCTCCAAATTCATTAACTGCTGCAACAAATGCAACATTTGTTCCGTCTGGGTAATGCTGACCTGAAGGAAAACCTATTTGAGCAACTAAACCTTCGAATTCTTCAGGAACTCTTTCTAGAGCTACCTTAATCTTATCGAGGTTTAATTGTTTCAAAATACACCACCTATTTTCCTAAACCCAGAACCTTCTGGTAAACCACCAACGTATAAACCTACGTTTGCTACAGTACGTAGCAAAGCACGAAGCTGAGCGCCGTAAGGGGTAGTAGCTAACCACCAGCCAAAAGAAGATTTAATAACTGGAGGTACAAGAGAAACACTGACTGATCCTTCCGTAGTTCCTTGAACAACCACGGAAGGAATTCCATTGTTTATCAAAGTAAAAGATGCAGCCAAATGGGCACACATCAAATCGATAGCTAACTGAAGTTGCTTAGAACGGAAATTCCAAGGATAGTTATTATCGATATTGATGTAAGCCGTGCCCATTTCCCACCAGCTTTCCAACTGTGCGGGAGGATAGATAGTAGTATTCTCAAATTGAGGAAACTGATTTCTAAAATTCTCGTCGTTGTAAACTGGTGTAGTGGATGTCATTTTTAATTAGCTCCAACTTTCGGAGCATCTTCTGTTTTGTAATCTGCTTCAGTCATTGGGGCAGATTCGTCTTTAAGATTCATATCAGCAGCCACTTTTTCAGTTTCTGCTTTTTTAGCTTTAACCACAATAAAGCCATCTTTTTCATGAGCTTTAAAAGAGACATTTTTTTGTAGCTCTTCTAAATCGTAGTCAGTAATTTCTGTTGAAACTCCCAATGGAGTAATCAATCGATCGTTTGCTACACCTGTTCCGCCTTTAATAAGAACAGAATGTCCTTTGATAGGAATATCGGCACCGCCTTGAATCCAGTTTGTATAAAGCTGATCGTTAGCTAGTGTCGAAAACACGTAATTTTTAGCCATTTAATAATTCCTTTTTGATTGGTTAAACAGGATGAAGTTTCCTCCATCCTGTCTATCTTACAACAAAAAGATTGGGTAGTTCGTAAGAACCACCTTTTTCTTAGATACCTGAGTAGCGAACTACAGCATAAGGACGCTTCAAAAGCACACCAGCAGTAGCGTTGGCATAATCTTCTTCGTAGGCTTTAGCTTGTTTCTCAACACCCAAAGCTTGGAACTTAGCTGGAACAACTTGTACCCAAGTACGGCTGTCGTCGCTAGCACCATTTTCAACTTTTTCAGCGTAGAGGTAGAACACGTTAGCACCACCGTTAGCCAAGTTCAACTGAGGAGCTGAAATTACGCGTAACTTAGGATAAGTCTTGTTCAACCAATCACGAACTGAAATACCGAAGTCAGAAGTAACTGACAGATATTGGTAAGAATTGGTTGGCAATGCCAAAGTCAATTCTGCATCTTCTGGGTTGATTGTGTCTTGAGACTGAGTTTGCAATTGAGCTGCAGCAACACGAATGTCAGCAACGATTTGCAAGAAAGTCTTAGTAGACCAAAGAGTAGAACCACCTGTACCAGTTGCAGCAACTGTTACGTACGCTGGCAAACCTGGATCATTCAAAAAACCATAAGTCAAGTTGCTACCGTTATTGAAACCGTAGAAGCCAACCAAGTTACGTTGAATTTCCAAAGCCAAAGCTGCAGATGCACGTTTTTCAGCAGAAGTGCTGATACGGATGCGAGCTGCACGTGCTTCTTCCAACATGCCTACTTTGATACCTTTTTCGAAACGAACCACAGTGCGGCGTACGAAGTTGGTGTTCCAAGAAGCCAAAGGAACGTTTGTGTAATCGCCATAAGGAACAGCGTTACCAATTGGTTCCAACAGACCTTGAACGATCTCTTGATCTTCCCAAGAACCTGTAGTAGTAATACCGCAGAGTTCGTCGATTTTACGAGCTGCTGTAATTACTTTAACAAAGCCAGGAAGCCAGTTTTGCAAGAACTGAACTGGAGTAGTAATAGAAGGAGTGGTAACATCGCTTTGGGTATCCATTGCGTAGTTAGCCATTGCCTTGATATTTTGAGTACCAAAGTTAATACCGAGGTCTCCGAGTGCAGCGTAATCGGAAACATCATCGGCGGACATTTGCACCACGCCAACTTGACGTGGTGAGAGTGAGCTGCGTTCGATAGATTTGTTCATGTTTCAGTCCTTGTTATTCAGTGATACGGATAGCAGCTAAGCCAGTACCGCTTGTTGGGTAATTCCAAACAACGCAATTAGGAATCAATGCATTACCAGAGGAAGCAGAGCTACCAGGGGTGAGTGCAGAGAGAACACCAGTTGTAGTGTTGTATTGAACGATGTCACCAATATTAGCAGCACCAACCAAAGTAACCACGATCGTACCCATAGTCATAAACTCGCCTTGAGTATTAGGACCGAGGAACAAAGTTGGATCGAGAGGAGCACCACCAACAGCGCCGTAAGAAGCATAAGATTTTGGGTTAACCAAAATACCAGCAAATACGGAAGTGCCTGGAGTAACAGTACCGCCTTGAGTAGCTACGTTAGTAGTATTTGATTTGGTGAAAGCCAAACCGATAGTACCACCAGTGCTGTCAAGAGTAAGTGAGTCAACACGTTGTGGACCGTCAACAATCAATTCACCGGGAACTCCAAATCCCAGATTGACGTTAACTGTGGATTGAAAAGTCGCAGCAGTCATGATTATTTACCTTCTAAGAAACGTTGAACGAAATTGCCCTTACGTGCTGGCATGGAATCCATACCTGTACGAGTTGGAGCACCCTTGCCCTGTAGGAAAGCTTCCAAAGCAACTACGCGAGCTTCTTTAGGGGCTTCCAAGCCAAGTTTTTTGCAGCCATACTTAGCCATCTTATCTAAATCCATATCAGCATGGTCAAATGCGCCAATATGAGCAGAAAGCTTGTCGTATAGCTTAGATTTTTGAGCGATGTTAGCTTGTACAGTGCGAGCAATTGCTGCTGCGTCCATACCTGCACCACGTTCGCCTTCTTTTTCTTCTTTTTTCTGACCACCAACGCCATATTCAGGACCTTCTTCGTCCATCATATTGCCTGGTTTTTCTTCGTCGCCATCAGGCTTCTCAGTATCTTCGTCAGCAACAGCTTCTAAACCTGCTGAACCTGCTGATTGACCAGTCAATTCTAAGATTTTTGCCAATTTTGGCATAACATCTTCAAGAAACTTGTGGGCTTCTTCAAGAGTTATTTCCTTCTTTTCGCCGCCTTCAGCGACTTTATTTTCTTCAGCCATGTTTAAAAACTCCTTGTTATCTACAGTGAAAGTGAAGTGATCCAATACCGCTACATCCGGGCCCATACGGCCGTTTTCGACCAGAGCAAGATGATTGCCTCGAATGTCCCGTTGCACATAATCATACTTCATTCCGTCGAAAACGCCGGGAGAATATTCATATCTGCAACGGTATCCGCAGGACAATTCCTTTTTCCCATTAGCAATGAGATTAGCCATTGCTTCTGAAAATACTTTAATGTTACCTTTAAGAGTATTACCATCAAAGTAAACTTCTTGTCCGATAACGCCTTGTACTCCTTTTTGTTCGGAAGGAGTGAGTCCTGCGTCTTCGCTACCTAGCATCACGTGGTTATCAATCCACGGTATCAGCTTAAAGGAATCGATACAGTCTGCGGAAGAAAGTTCTTCTGCAGGACGGTAAACCATATAAATCTTGTTTTGATCGCACTCAGGAGAGATTGATCCGCCGGAATAAGGAAATACTCCTACCATAGATAAAGGATTGTCTTTTACTTCAAACCATCCATTGGTATCATATTCACGTTTATCCATAGCCGAAGCATTAGCTTCAGCTTCTTCCGCAATTTGTTCTGCGTCGTCAGCAATTTTCGGAAACATAGGATCCGGTGCGTCCTCTAAAGTAGCCCAAACATAAGCATCATGTTCATCATTTAAGTCGGGTTCGAATTCTCCGTCATTACAACCGAATAAACGAACTTTGCCTTCTTCATAAATTAAGTTTAAACCAGTTTTAGGAACATGCATGGTCTCTTCCCGAGATTCACGAATAGCTCCTTCAATTGCTGATTCGCCTTCTTCTACGTGTCCGCCTGGGAAGCCCCAGGTATTATCTTTCGTACGACGCATCCAAAGTATCCTGTCCCCGTCAGTATAAACTATAAAAGCAACAATTTCCGAATCTGGTTCTTCATTCAAATCCCTTTTATGAGATTCATCAGCATCTACGCCATGGGATTTACGAGCATTAGAGTAAGCAATAGCTACCGATTGTTTAGGATCGTGACCGGCTTTAATTAGCTCTCTAATGTTATCCTGAAGGACTTCTTTTGAGTATCCTGGTTTAAGTGGCATTAGCAAACCCTTCCTGTTTGGACTGGAAGATTAGTTACATTTAAAAGCACTGTGGCTTCTCTTGTATTATTTTCCGTGGTATTAAAAAGTGCTCTAATGGTATAAAGCTGATTTATTTGGGGAGTAGGAATAATTCCACCGCCAATTTGTACAGAAATCACTTTACCCGGCAAAGCTGTATAACCGTCTGGGAAAACTACTGGATCAGGATTGATTGCTTGTCCTGCAAAAGTTAAACCTTCTTGATCAGCTTCAATGCTAATGATCGTGTCAATAGTTTCTACAGGATCAAGGATCAAAGTGCAATCAATATCGTACCAGATCGATTCTGTGGTTCGTTTTTCTAAAACATAGAAATTATTCATTTGGCCGCCAATAATCTTTTCTTGGTGAAACTTTCCAGTAATCTGTACGAGGTGCTAAACGCCATAAATCTTTCCTAGGTGATACATGCCATACATTTTCTGAAAGCCTGAAAATAGGAGCAACAAAGTAAATGTCTGTCGCATTACCCTGTTCTATAACTGCAACTATAACATGGGTTTCTTCACTTGTTGAATCTTGCGCATTTCCAAACTCATCAACTTGTAAAGCTGCTATCAATAGCAAAGATTGTAAATCTTGTGCTGCTGCATTTTCTATGACGGTTAAATTAGCCATCATATTTTGCGATACAACATCTTCAGCATTTGCAGACTCATTGACTTCCAAATAGGAAATCATTTGCTCGGTAACTGTATCGCTAGCTAATCCAGATTCTACAATAGCCAATAAAGCTATCATATTTTCTGAATATGAATCAGAAGCTAAAGAAGACTCATTAACAGTTAGGAAAGCTGTTAAGTTTTGGCTATAGTTATCTCTAGCATTAGCCGCTTCAGCTAAACTAACTGGAGCAATCATATTCTCCGATACTGTGTCTATAGCATTACCAGTTTCAGACACGCTTAAGCCAGCTGTCATATTTTGCGATTGAGTAGCTACTGCATTACCTGTTTCAGACACGGTAAGAGGAGAAATCATATTCTCCGATTGGGTAGCTACTGCATTACCAGCTTCAGCTAAACTAACTGGAGCAGTCATATTTTCTGAAACCGTATCGACTGCATTACCTGTTTCAGATACGCTAACTCCTGCAGTCATATTTTCTGACTGGGTATCTATTGCATTACCGGTTTCGGATACGCTAACCGGAGCTGACATAGTTTCGGATTGTGTATCTAAAGCATTAGCTGCTTCAGTAACGGTAACTGGAGTGGTTGTATTTTCTGAAACCGTATCTACTGCATTACCTGCTTCAGCTATATCAACTGAAGCCGTCATATTTTCGGATGGAGTATCAACCGCATTACCCGATTCACTTATGAATACAGGAGCTGTCATGCTTTCGGATTGGCTATCTAAAGCATTTCCTGTTTCATTTACAAGCAAAGCCGAAATAGTATTTTCTGACTGAGTATCAATTGCATTACCCGATTCGGATAAGCTAACTGGAGCAGTCATAGCTTCTGATACAGTATCAATAGCATTACCTGATTCAGATAAGCTAATTGGTGCAGTCATATTTTCCGACTGCGAGTCTTGGGCATTACCAATTTCGGACACACTTACTGGAGCAGCCATTGTTTCAGAATAGCTATCTGATCCACTTGTTGCTTCAGTAATATTTAAGCTTGCAAAGTTTACATCAGATACTGTATCTAAAGCATTCCCAGACTCAGCTAGGCTTACGCCTGCGGTCATATTTTCAGACGGAGTATCAATAGCATTAGCTATTTCTGAAACGCTTACAGGCGCTGACATAGACTCTGCTACTGTATCTACAGCAGTACCTGCTTCAGTAATAGCTATCGAAGCTGTCATAATTTCCGACGTAGTATCTACTGCATTACCAGCTTCTACTATTGCTGTAGGAACTTGAACAACTTCAGATTCAGAATCTTGAGCATTACCTGCTTCGGTAATGGTAAGGACATAAATGACTGGTTGTTTTGGGTTTCCCGATATAGCCGTATAGGAAAAGGGATTAACGCCAAACATTTATTTAAGACCCAGTTAATGTAGCAGGAGGAGCCCAAGGCAAAGGAGGTTGAACAACTGGTGGATTGATTTGGTTAGCAATTGCTTGGCTTACATTAGCTTCTAATGAAGCAACAACTGCTGGACCTAAACCATCTTTAACCCATCCAACTACTTGATCTTGAGTCAATTGATTGTATGGGGTATAAGGTGTTCCTGCCGTATAAGTCAAAGCTAAAGAACCTGCATCCCAAGCACTATAAGTTCCATCTATTCCAGTCAATCGCCAATAAACAGTAAACACAACGTCTGTTTGGCCAGCGTATTGAGGATAGCAATCCATCTTTTCGATGGTCCAATTAAACGTTGTAGTCATCAGGAACTCGCTTTAGGATATTTAGCTTTGATTGCATCAATTTGTGCTTTCCATCCATCATATCCTTGATGGTACAAAGTATCCAATTGATCTTGAATAGAAGGGTAAGAAACCTTACGAGCATTACTATAAACTGCCATATATGCATCTACTCTATCTTTTAGCTCTTGTTCGGTAACATCTCTAACGCCAGGTTGTTTTGTCAGAGGATCAATATCATTAACATGGAAATTGATTTCATCAGGAACAACATAAGAAGTATGACCGTCATAATCCCTATGATTGTCTGGACCACGAAGGAAGAGTTTTCCGTTTTTATCAAAAATACATTTCATAATTTATCCCCCGATATAAGTCCAACCACCAAAGCTACCGCCCCAACGTTTCCTTGTCCAGAATTTATTATCGCTATAATCTTGCCATAATTGGCCACCGTCTCCAATACCTGCACCTGCTCCCCCCGACATGCCATTCCAAAGAATACCTGAATTGTCTGGAGCATTAGTAGCCCCAGAAGCATAAGAACCCCATACTCCTGGAGCACGGTTAGCATTGGCATCAATGTTACCTGTGAAAGTACAAATCCAAGTACCAGCGCCATACATAACACCGCCAACAGTATTGATATTGTTTTGGGCGGTAATTGTGTTATTCGAAACAACAGAATTAGTAGCAGTGAAGTTACCTCCACTATCCATTGTGTAGCGGTTATAGCCAACGCCGCCTACATATTGCCAAAAAGCTAAAGCACTCGCGCCAGTTTCAATTTTCCAAAAGTCTCCAGCAGTTCCGCCGTATTTCCATAATACGCTACAAATACCATCATTGGCTGGTCGTGGACCAAACCATGCTGAGTCATAAGTAGTTGGACCTACACCAAAGAATGATACGCCGCTATAAGCACTAAACCTACCTAAAGCAGTTGTGCCCCCAACAATAACATTATTGCTGGAATCGATACGCATTTGCTCGGTATAAGCAGATCCTGTCCATTTGCCAATAGCAAGATATTGGCTAGAGTTAATACCTTGTCCCCAAACTAAATTGCTTTCAGTTCCGCCTTGGGAAAGATTCGAACCAAGCAAAATACCTGAAGTAGCTCCAGCGGGAGGGTTAGTAGAATTTAAAGGGAAAAACGCCCAATTGGTAGAAGCTGCTCCTGTTGGAGTATTAACTTGGAAAAGAGTGATAGGAGAACTTGTACCTACACCTAATCTTACGTTGGTGTTATCCCAAAACAAATAACCGTTGTTGCCGAAAGCACTTGTTCCATTGCCGAATGGAATATACCCAACTGGTAAAGAAGATAAACCGGTTCCGCCGTGAGCCACGGATACTTGACCAACAAGACTTGAAGCTAAAGGAGCTGGAAGAGGTACGGTTAGCTCTACAACACCTACAGATGGATTGCTATAAGTGCAATAGCCTAAAACTACTTGAAGATTAGGAGCGGAAGGAAGAGTGCTTGTTATTCCCCCCGCAGTCGATGCGGACAGATAAATAGTTTGACCCGAAGTCATTGCACTAGTATCTACGCCAGTAAACTTACCTAACACAACTACATAGCCTGTAGTGTTATTTGCAATTGCTGTATTAGTTAAGCCAATGCAGTTTGCAGTGGTTGCTGAATCGGCTTTAGCCAATGCAACAGTAGGAATTTGAGCATGCTGACCATTTATGTAAACAGCAGATCCAATTGGAATTGTTGAGCCAGTATTGTTATATACGGCAAACTGAATTTCACTACCTAAGTGAACATCGTTTTGTTGGCCCGATGTTCCATTATAAAAATCCAAAAACCCGTTTACTGAGTCATACCAAAGTAAGCCGTTTGCCCAAGTTGGAGCAGTACCAATCGGAGTCCATGTTTGGCTATCTACGATAGTAGTTTTGGATAAGCTATAACCGGTAACGTAATTCGAAGAATCCAGTAGAACGGACTTCCCTGCTGGGTAATCACACCAAACATTTTGAAGTCCGCCACTGAAGTTTACTAAAGAACCGCTATTAGAGGATGCCAAAACCGTTGTGCGGGCTAAAGTATTTCCACTAGAAGAATACGTGCCGTAACCTACTTCCCAGTTTGCTCCGTTTTGATCCGCAATGGTGTAATAAGTGGTATTGCTATTACCAATTGCTGAAGAAAAAGATTGATAACCAGTAACGGCACCCAATA